GCCAGTCGTTTTCGCATTGATGGAGCTGTCACCTTGGCAATGGCGCTTGGATTAAAGGCTAGGGATATGACATGGGACGTGGAAGAGTCAGCATACGCAGACATGACCAAGCAGGAGATGATCGATTCAATGGCTTTTTAATGGCGCGGGTGATAATTGAGACGGAATTGAAGGGAGAGGGGCGATGACAATATCAGTGGATAAGCAATTTCATATAAACGAGTTGCGGATATGCGGGACTCTCAATGTTCCTACAAGAGAATATCACAATCCATTCCTATACGGTAACATTAAAAAGGGCAAAGGATATCAATGCCCCAACTGTAAGATAGGTTTTTGGGGTAAATCAGATGGTAAGATAACCTGTCCATCATGTAACTTTTCATTTATAATTAAAGGGTGACTATGACCGACCTACCAAACAAAGCACTACTCCGACCCGATGAAGTGGCGAAATACTACTCAGTAGCGAAATCAACCGTCTATGTTTGGATAGAAACGGGGAAGTTAGAAGCTGTAAAGGTTGGCGGTAAGTTGCTTCGCATTCCCCGTGAGGCGTTAGAAAGCTTAGAAAAGCCCTTCATGGAATAAATACTTTCCGGTTAGTCCATTCTCTTACAAGACAAATCCTTTTAACTATGCCACAATCCCGCCGTACGCTAACCATATACCAGTAGGTTAAGGCTATGCGGTGAGAATAATTAGAAAAGTAGGCAGCTTTATCAAGTCCCTATTCAAGAGCCTTTGGGAGTTCTTTGAATTTAGGGATGTCCTCGTTTATGGGGGGCTTGTAATGCTTGGATATGGCCTCCATTTGAAGTGGGGTCTATGGCTGGGGCTCATGGTGTGCGGGGTTATCATGTTTATTCTGGGCCTCCTGTGGCCTGTGTTCCTGAGTCTTACGGCAAAGAGGACTAAGTGATGGGCTTTATGTCGGCACTTGAAAAGAGATCTTCAGCAGGTGCATTGTCTGATTCATGGTATCAACCTGGCGGCGCTTTCTATGGTGGTGGCGGTGGAATGAAAACAAAGTCCGGGTCCTCTGTCTCTGAAATGAACGCCATGCAACTTGCCGTTGTGTGGTGCTGTATCAAGGTTCTTTCAGAAGATACCGCCTCTTTGCCCTTGCATCTATACCGGCGCAAAGGAAAAGGAAGAGACAAGGCTACAGACCAGCCGCTTTATCGACTCCTCCATGACTCCCCCAACCCAGAAATGACAGCTATCTCCTTTCGTGAAACTTATATGTCGCACCTCTTGGCGTGGGGGAACGCTTACGCTGAAAAGGAATATGGAAAAGGACTGATAGGAAAATCTCAGGTGGTGGCTCTTTGGCCTATCACGCCCAACCGAGTAACGCCGAAACGGAACGAGCGGAAACAAATCGTTTATCATATCAGCATGGCCGGAACTGGTCTGCCTGATGTGGTGCTACCAAAAGAAAAGGTACTTCATACCCCCGGCCTCTCATTCAATGGCCTCACAGGATACTCACCTATCGCGGCAGCGCGGGAAGCAATCGGACTGGGGAAATCTCTTGAAGAGTTCGGAGAAGATTACTTCGGGAATGGGATACATCCCGGAGCGGTTATTTCTCACCCCGGGAAATTTGATCCAGAAACCGCCTCTAACATGGGGAAGGCTTACGCGGAAATGTACGCTGGCCTCGGCAAAGCACATCGCATCATGTTTTTGACCGAGTCGATGAAAATTGAAAAGATGGGGATACCGAACAATGAAGCACAATTTATTGAATCTAAGAATTATTCCAACATTGAAATAGGTTCCCGAATATACCGGCTCCCCCCTCAGATGTACGGGGAATATGACAAAGCTTCCACTTATGCCAGCGCGGAACAATTCAATCTTGATTATGTTGTAAAGACGCTCCGCTCCTGGCTCGTGAGACTTGAGCAATCTTATAATATGTGGCTCCTCCCCCCTGAAATGCGGGGCGAATATTTCTTTGAACACTTGATTGATGGTCTTTTGCGTGGAGATACGGCGGCACGATCCGCTTTTTATAGTTCCCTATTCCCGATTGGCGGGATTACTCCCAATCAAATATGCGAGCTTGAGAACTGGAACCCTATAGGCAAGGAAGGCGACAAGCGGTTTGTGCCTCTCAATATGGTCCCCCTGGATGAAGCAGGAGATAAGGCGGATGTAACGCCCCCCGTACAACAAAACAGCCTCACCTACCGCTCACGCCTTGAGGGCGCCTACCTCCGTCTCTTCTCTGATGCAATAGGACGGATAACCCGGCAGGAGTCGCAGCGGGTCAACTGGCTCCGCAAGAACGACGGGGACATTGACGAATTTTACAGGGGCTTCCCGGAATACATCGAGAAGCAGGTCAATCCGGTCTTTCTGAGCTTTTCCGAGGCTATGACCGGCATGGAATCAGAGCTAAATGGCCTGAAATATGACGATTTTAAGGACGAAATAGAACGGTTCACGCGCCTTTTCTGCTCTGATTTTGCCGGTGATTACATATCTGAGTCCAGAAACGCAGGGGGTGAAGGCGTGGAATGGGCAGACCGCGACGCTCAACCGATAGCCGAGCAGCAAATTAAGGCTCTTGGAGATAGCTTTATAGCACACTTACAGGTGCTTTCAGGGGTGAAACAGTGAAAAGAGACTATGAAACTGCCGTTTCTCAGCGACATGAGACGCGGGAAGATAACAAAAAGAAGGATAAAGAGGACAAAGATCATGGCAGAAACAAGGGAAAAAAGAAAAACAGGTGAGTTGAGAGCGATCACCTCCGAAGATGGGAACCCGCGAAAGATAGTCGGGTATGCCTCCGTATTTGATAAGCCCTCCGAGGACATGGGCTTTATTGAGTATGTCCGCAAGGGCGCTTTCAAGAATGCCCTTTCCCGGTCCGATGCTCGTGCGCTTTTCAATCACGATACCGACACGATCCCGCTCGGCAGGCAGAGCGCCGGAACTCTCATTTTGAAAGAAGATGATAACGGCCTGTATTATGAGATTACCCCCCCGGATACACAGAGCGCCAGGGATCTTATGACCTCCATTGACAGGGGAGATATCAAGGAATCTTCTTACGGGTTTACCGTTGCTGTGGATGAATGGGATTACTCAGATAAGAACACAGTTAAGCGAACAATCATAGAAGTTGAAGAGGTGTTTGACGTGAGTCCGGTTGTATTTGCGGCCTTTAACGATACGTCAGTTGCATTGAGAAAGATGGAAGAGAATAAACCAGCCGCCCCGACGGACGGCGATACAGTCGAAGATGCCCTGATGGACATTGCGGCCATAGCAGAGGAAGACAGTTTATATCGTAAAATCAAAGGAATTAAGGAGGATACAGTCAATGAATGAATTTCAGAAAAGAATGAAAGCCGCCTTTGACAAGATGGAGGCAATTCGCAAGAAAGCCGAAACTGAAAAAAGGGCGATGACCGCTGAAGAAATTGAAGAGCGGTCAACCCTTAAAGTCGAGATCGAAGCGGCAGAAGGTGAAATGAAGTCGGTAGAAGCGGAGGATGAAATCAGAAGCCGCCTGTTTGGTGACAACACTGAAGGCGGCGCGATGACCATCGAAGGCGATCCGGTTATCACAATAGAGGACCAGCCGATTTATCGCGGTTCCGCTGCTTCTCAGTTGGGAGCGCAGTTGCTTGATGTTCGCGCCCTCTCCCTCTCTGGTGGGCAGATAAGCTCCAAAGAAGTTACTGAGGCGCGGTCAAGGCTGGAACGGACCGAAAAGCGTAACATTGAGAAACACGACGTGCAGAAAAACGCACGAGACGAAAACCGTGCGGCTGCAACTGGCGGCTTTACCGTTGCCGTTCCCTCTGATGGTGGTTATTTCCTTCAGGGAGAAACCGCGATTGATCTAATGACCAACGGTTTCAATAACTCCGTTGTTCTCCCCCGATGCCAATCTCGTACATTGGGGGCTGGGACTCAGTTTGTTGAGATAATCCAGCTCGACGAAACCAGCAGGGCAACCGGTTCACGCGGCGGCGGTGTGAGAGTTTACACTGATAAAGAACTTGGAGAAATGACAGCATCAAAAACCAATTTCCGTAAAATCAGGATCGAGCCGAAGAAACTGACCGGGCTTTATTATGCATCCGGCGAGACGGTTCGCAATGTGACTTTCCTCGGCCAGGAAATGAGACAGCTTTTCGGAGAAGAGTTTGCCTTTAAATGTCAGGATCTTGTTATCAATGGCAGCGGCGCAGGTGAGCCACTTGGAATCCTGAATGCTGATTGTTTGATCGGTGTAACAAAGGAAACCAATCAGGCGGCAGATACCATCGTTGCCGAAAACGTCCTGAAAATGGAATCCCGCCTATGGCGTGAATCTCCCAGTGTTTGCTATCTCGTGAATAGGGAGTGCAAACCGCAATTATCGGCTCTGAGTATGGCGGTAGGTACGGGTGGGCAGCTTGTCCCCATGTACCAGCAGCAGTTTTATCAGGGCGTGATGCAGGCCACCCTTAACGGGTTCCCCTGTTTCACCATTGAACAGTCGGCGGCGCTTGGCGACAAGGGCGATATCTCTCTTGCCGATTTCGGGCAGTATATCACCGCGAACAAGGGCGACATTAACGAGGCAATGAGTATTCATGTTGAGTTCATAAGCGACCAGAATACTTATCGGTTCATCTATTACTTTGATGGACAGCCGAAACTCAAATCCGCGATTACCCCGTATAAGGGAACCGCAACCGTTGGCCCGTTCATTTCCGTCAACGCTAGAACATAAGAAAGGAGGATGAAACAATGAGATTAGCAGAAGAAAAAAAGATTGTCCCGGTTCTCAATTACGATGATATGGATACCGGCACCGCGCTTGATGGCGACTCAATCAACATGAAGAATTTCCACCGGGCAACGTTTATTGTCAATCTGCATGACATAGGTACTGCAAGCCCTGTTCTGTATCTGTATTCAGGGGCAACAGACGGAGACAAGACCTCGGCTCTGACCTTCCATTACGCATTTGGGGGCGCAGCGCAAGGCACGGCACTTTGTGATGTTTTGGCGGCTGACGCTACCAGTGCAGCTTTGACCCTGACGCATGGAACCTATGACGATTTTATGCTGATTGTTGAGATCAATGCCGAGGATATGGATGTTGCCAACAGCGAAGAGTGGCTGACGATATCCTTTTCCGATCCCGGCACTGCAGAGGGGCATGTGACCGCAACCGCGATTCTGGAGCCGCGTTACACTGGCAACTTATCCGCAACGGCTCTTTAACCATTAACCGGGCAACTGGTCCGATAACGGAGGGGCTTCGGTCCCTCCGTACAGAAACAGGAGGCTTATCATGCCAGTAACAAATGTAAAAACTAAATGGATTGACGGGAATCTTGTCTTTTACGATGCGTCAATGAACGAAATTGCAACGTGGGACGGGACTAATCGCAAATTCTCAATTCCATCCGGTTCAGAACTTGAGGTAGACGGTGTTACCGTAGACGAATCGACACTTGCTATGACCGGAGTCACGGCTTCGGCGGCAGAACTTAATGAGCAAGTTCTTACGATGGATGTTCTTACGGACGTAACGACAGGCGATTTCTATATTATCGCTCCGCACGCTGGTACGATTGATAAGATTTACACGGTAATTGATGCAGCTATTACAGATGCCGATATCACCGTGACGGCTTCGATTGCAGGCACTCCGGTTACAGACGGTGTGGTAACAATCACGCAGGCTGGATCGGCGGCAGGTGATATTGATTCTGTTAGTCCTACCGCTGCAAAAACAATCACGGCAGGCGCGGCAATTAAGTTGGTTGTCGCTGGAGGGACTACGGCTGGAGGGGATAGGGTCCACATTGCAATTGTAATCACAAGATAGAACACACATAGCACTCCCACAGGGGAGTGGTCTCTACCTTTCCGGGCCGCTCCCCGCTCCTAAAAAGTAACGGAGGATAGAAAATGAGTAATCAAAGAATAGGCAATTTAAGCAACAGGTGGATCGGGCTTTCAACCGATACAAAACCGACAACCGATATACCCAACGGCGCCACCTTCTTCGAGCAAAACACCGGCCTGATGTGGATCTACAACGGATACGCTTGGGTTCCCAAGTCCTACATGCCCGGAACTACCATCAACTATAATCAGATATCACTTACACAGGCGGCGGCGGCTTATGATGTAATGACCGCGACAACGCAGGATCTCTTTATTGACGCGGTAATTGTCCATGTCCCTGATGACCTTTCTGCGGTTGCGACATTCACGGGTATTTCAGTTGCAACGGACGACGGAATGCCGATTGAGATTCTTTCAGCAACCGACGGGGCAAAGGCGAACCTGACCGGGAACTTCTTCCATGTATTCCGTGGGCCGTCTGTAACAGCTTCCACCTCGAAGATTCAGCTTACCATCGGCGGTGCCACGGCTGGAACTGGCAAGGTTGCAGATGTGACGGTGATGTGGAGGTCGGTGGTCGGTGGCGGCTATTATCTCAACGCGTAACCCCGAGGAGATCACGGCATGATAATAACAATTACAATACCTCCAGCGACTGAATGTGTTTCATTGACTGAGACAAAGCTACACCTCAGACTGGCTACAACGGTAGCAGAGGCGGTGGCATACACGGTTGAGGATGGTTGGCTTACCCGTAATATAACCGGCGTAAGGATGCAATGCGAATTTGAAACAGGGCGAAGGTTTATCACACAGACTTTGACCTATTATCTTAATAGATGGCCTGATGAACGATATATCCGAATCCCTTACCCTCCTCTGCAATCGGCAACCGTAACATACCGGCTCTCTGGCGATGATGATTATGATACTACGCTCACCACTGCGGATGTGGATATCGTCTCCGAGCCGGGCCGAATAGTGTTGCAGCCGAACGAATCATGGCCCTCCGGAACCCTCTACACCGACAAGCCGATCAAGATCGTCTTTATATGTGGATATGGCCTGGCCGTAGCGGTCCCGGAGAACATCAAAGATGCAATGCTTGTGAAACTTGAGGACGCTTATAATAACAGGGGTGAAATAGTTGTCGGGACAATAACAAGTAGAATCACAGGTATCGTAGACTCCCTGTTAAGAAATTATGTTGTGCATACGGAGTTTGAATAATGCGTAGTGGCAGGATGGACAGAATAGTGACCCTGTACGAAAACGTAATCACGGAGAACGACTTCGGAGAGCAGATCGGAACGTGGATTGAGCTTGTGAAAGTGGGCACTGAGATCGCAACCGGAACGCTCATTTTAGGGACTCTCTATCAGATCACAAAGACAGAAGCAGATCACTTCGGCACCGGCCTTGTGATTTACGACACTTTTACTTCTGCAGGCACGGAAACCTGCAGCGCAGATAATAAGGTCAAGCCGGTGACGCTCCCTGCGAAAGTATGGGCCGAGCGTTTGGGACTCCGTGGTGAGGAAAGATGGAACGCGCAACAGGTGGTCGCCTCGGTTTCCTGCAAATATAGGGTAAGGTA